TGCCAGAATTTGCACTTCTGCATCCTGGTTGGTTGCGTAGCGCTTGCTGGGCGACAAAGGCACCATGTTGCGCGCGGCGTGGGGGCGATAGTGAATGTAGTCAGTATTCAGGAAGAACGCCGTGCCCGCCGGGCATTGCCCGCCGATACCACCGTCAACCACCACGTCCGCGCCCATGTACTTCAGGGACGCAAAGCCCAGTTCACCCACTTCCGGCGACGCAAAACGCTGCAATGCCTGCAATGATGCGACGTACAGCGCCCAGGTGGCGTTGTCGCACATAATCAGGTCTACGGAGTCGCTGCCGCGCAGACAAGCTGCCCATAAGGCGTTCCAGAAACCCTGGATCGTGGCAGACGTGACGCCGGTCTGGTTACTGATCTGGCTGCGCCAGAATGTCCATGTAAATGCGTTAATACCGCCATATTCTACTGACACAGTAGGGTCCAGCGGCACGGCGGCGTTCAGGCCGTCAAGCTGCTTACCGCCACTGGCGGTACCAGAGGAATATAAACCTTGTGAAATCAGGTTGGCCATGGTGGCTTCTGCCACTGCCATGCGGGATTCCATCAGGTCGATCATACGCTCTTTACCGGCGTTCTGAAGCATCTCTAAACCTGAGATTACGACCGGAACGGCGGCTTGCTTGATGTTGAACGCTGCTGAGCTGATTACGTCAGAAACACCGACGGGCAACAGGTCGTAGCCTGAATACCAGCCCGCGTTTGAGTTCTCCGCAAAGGAAAGCTCCTGCATGATCTGGTAACCGCCGCTGAAAGGCTTTATTTTGCCTTTCTGCTTGAGCCGCATCAGGATAGCGTTATTTTTGGTGACGTTATCCGCGATTTTGCGGGTACGTGATTGGATAGTTGTAGCGATGATATCGCTTATGCTGCTGTTTGCGAATGCCATGTGGCACCTCCTGGTTAACGAAAGTTTTCAGCTTTGTTTGGCCAACGCCTTGAGAGCGTTTTCCGCAGAAAGTGGCAACTTGAGGTTGCGCTTTCTTAACCTGGGGCCGCGTGAGTGGCCTTCAGTAGTCCCGACTATACCATATTTGCTACGTGTGCCAATGTTTTTTACAGCCGCCCCTGCGTATCCCATGCCGCCCGTATGGCTGACTGCAAATCGTCAGGCTCCTGCTGGCTGCCGGGGCCACCGGGGGTGCCTTGCAGGGTGCTGGCCGCACGCTGTTGGCCGGGGGTTGGCGCCCTGTCACGAGCAAGTCTAATTTGCCTAATTTTAGGGTCAGTCCAGCACGCCCGGTCGTAAGCCTCGTCTAAGCTCATTGGCACCTCACGCCTGCTCGCCTCGTCCAGTTCCTTCGCCATATCCATGCTCACATCATTGTAGAATTCATTCTTGGCCGCGAACTGCTGTAGTTCGGTAGCGATACGGGCCTGCTGCTGCTGCTGCTGCTGGCGTTCCCGTACCTTCTGTCGTTCCATCTGCTGGAGCAGGGTCTGGAACGGCGCCACCGCCTGCTGTATGCGCTGGTCAATGGCGTCGGTCTGTTGTGTTCCATGTGGAACATTTTCACCCGCGAGCAGGTTATCCAGCACGTCAATCGGTACGCCGTACTGCCCGATCAAGCCCGCAATGATCTGGGCTTTCTGGATGGGTGGCGCCATGTGCAAGCTGGATGCCGTGCGCAGTAGTGTGTTGATGGTGTTGCCGATAGGCTCGCCGGTCGTGGCGAAATACTGCTGGTACTGACCGAGTACGCCGTCCATCTGTTCGGCGCGCCGGGCGTTCTGGGCGTACTTCACAATGCCCGCTTCATAGTCCTTTTCCCGTTTCGCAATCGCCGCCTTCATGGCGGCCGGCGTGTCTTTCCAGACCTCGCGGGCGTCGGGGGGCAGGCTTACAGGGGCGCTTTCCTCCGTGACGGGGGCAGTTTCAGGTTTTTCGCTTCCTGGTACTCCGCTAGCGTCTGCGGCGGGCTGTCTGGTAGTACTCTCACCCGGATCGGGGTCGTGTTCCCCGGTGGTGTTATCCAGCGGTATCGTTCGCTCGCCATCGGTCGTATCCTCGGTGGTCATATCATCAAAGGCGGCGGCCAGGTCGGCTGACAGGCTGCCTTCTTCATAGATATCGTTAGTGGGTTCTTCGGTGTTCTCAATCACTGCGTTTGCCATAGCCCTGTTCCTTTAAGTGTGTTACGTTATCTATACCGTTCGCCGCGCATAAGTTGCGCAAGCATACGTTGTCTGTTTTCAAATGAGTCGATAACAGTATCTTTTTTATATTCACCTTCAGCATAACTTAGCGCCGCGCCAGCGTCTTTACCAAACGCTTTATAGTTCTTATCTCGCATAGCTTTGCTTTGTGCAGCCCTTAATCTCATCGCAGCTAATTTTCCTGTCGCGTCAGGTTGAACGGTAGGGAACGCGAACCAATTACCTTCTTCATCTGTTTCAGCGGCCATCAAATGTGTAGCGTAGCTGCTGTCAGGCTGTTTAATCCTTGGATGTGGGATGCGTTTTAAGCGTTCCTCAAATTCAGCCATGTTGTCGTTCCTGGGCGGTCCATGCCTCGTACATTATTTTTTTGCGGTCTTGCTGCGCCGCTTTGCTAGTGATTTCACCCTCCCTTTGGGCTTGCCTCTTGGCAAGGTACTCCGGGGAGAACTCCTGCGCGGGGACGACATCATGTCGGGCACAGTGTTCCCGATACTGTTTTCGATCTCCAATGACGGTTCGGTCGATGGGGGATAGAAACGGCTGTATATCCCCGTGAATAGCATGCGTAATTGTTTTAGGTCGAACATACTCGTCCCTCGGTACCAGTTCATGGGTGATGGGGTGCTGTATCCAGTTACTCATCGTCGGATTGTTCCATTTTCTCGTTTTGTTCTTCAATCTGGCCCATTGCAGCCGTATGGTCGAACGCCGCTTGCGTCATCATATTCTGGTGCGCGGTCTGCTCCTCGGCAATGGCAAACGTGGACTGTGCTTCCTCCACCCGCATGTCAGCCGCCAGCTTGGCTGCAATGACTTGCAGGTCGGCGCGCAGGTCGGTCAGGATTTTCTGGTTATCGGCTTGCGCCTTGGCCTGTATTTCACGTAGGTTGTTCTGCCCGTCAATTTGCAGTTTTTGCAGCTCGGTCTGGCTCTTGGCCTGGATCAATTGCAGGTCAGCTTGCGACTTGGCCTGTATTTTCTGCATTTCGGCCTGAATCTGTGCCTGTTGTTGTTCGGCTTTACCATCATCCTCTTTCTTGGGTGGCGCTTTCTTGGCCATATCAATAGCCTGGTCAAGGATGCCTTCCATGTAGTTGGAGCCTTTGAAGCCGACCATGCCGAATTTCATGAATTCCAGCATCAAGGGCAGGGCTTCGGGCACGGCGCTTACCATGCTGTTGGCGCTCTGGATAAAGGTCGCCATCGCTGTCAGGTACTCCGTGCGCTCGGATTTGAGCTGCGCGTAGTCGATCATGGCGATGGATTCGGGGCGTATATTAACCCGCCACTTCACATCCGGGGACTGCATGAGCGCTACCGCGTCCATCACCTTCGGGCGGTCAGGCTCGGGCAGGTAGTTGGCGCTGGACTGCCTTAGTATGGACTCCGGGCGGTAGTGTTTGGATATGACTTCAGCCTTGAGGGCTTCCAGGTCGCTGGCGAACCGCGCGAATTCGTCCTGTATGGCCTGCACGCGGATAGACCCGAATTTGGCCTTCAGTTGGTTGGTGCCGTCTGATGTGTATTGGTCGGTGTTGGCGCCGCGCATAATGTCGGACATACCCGTCACTTCATGCAACAAGCCAATCGTCTGGTCCCTGATACCGATAAGGGTGTTCAGCGTATTGACCACATCCTCCACCGGGAACCAGTCAATGGAGCCTTTCAGCCCGCCGCCTTCGGCGAACATAGCCCAGTTCTCGACCGGGATCAGGGAGTTTTCGGTGCCCTCTTGCAGCATCCTGCCTACGCTGTCACCAGATTTCTGGTCATAGACGCCCACCACCTTCACGGCGCGGGTGATGTTGCTGATCCGCGCTTGCAACAGGTCAATCTCGTTGTACAAGTCCTGGGCCATGCAAAAGTCGGCCTTGGGCACGAACAGTGAGGTTGTCAGGTTGGCGGCCATAGGCCGGGGCGTCGGCCAGAACCCTTTAAGTTCCAGCGGGTCGCGTGTGGCGTCAAGGATGATATCGACGCCTTCACTGTAGTGGTAAACCGTCTTATCAGCCTTCAGCCAGAACTCGTAAATTTCAGCCTTTTGGACATTACTTTGCTGGTCCGTTTCAATGATGCTGGTCTGTTCTTCATCACCCTGCGGGAGCTGGTTCTTGTAGGTAAGTTGGCTGGCCTGCTTCTCGCCGAACCGCTTGGTTGCCTCATCCTTCGTCAGCCAGGTTCTGAAACCCAGCCACGGTATCTCGCTCCACGTCCGTGCCCACCCCCACGTCACGTCCTGCCAGTGCACGTAGCTCACCTTGGCGCACTCGTAATCCACCTGTTGCTGTGGCTCGGTCGCGCCTTCAGGAGTGGTTTCGCTCGTTTCCAGTTCATATGACACACGACAGAAACCAAGGCCGGGTAGCAGGCGGTCCTGTAGCGCAGCTTTCAGCGCGGTGGGGAAGTCCTCGCCTGAGGCTTCCACGTCGGCTTGCAGGATGCGTTGGTATAGAAGGCACGCAACCCGTGCAATGTCGTCGTCAGGGTCGTGGTGTTCTCGGGACACGTCAATCTGTGGCGTGGCGCCGTACAACATGGATTGCAGGGTGGTGATGTTGGACCAGAACAAGTTAAGGGAGGCCAGGGTGCTGTTGGCGCTCAGGGTGTCAGCGTACAGGTCACCATTACCCCCCACGTTGCGGAACCTGTCCACCACGGCGTTACCCTGCTTGGTGAAGATGCGCAGGCGCTTGTCAGCCGCTGCGAGTTCCTTCTGCCAGTACTTCTGCCAGCCTTGCGGCGTGCGATCCTTCTTCGGGGGTAGTGTGGTGTTGTCTACTGCTGCCAGTTTAGCCATTAGAGTCGTATCACCTTGCCTTTATGGCGCTCGCGGTCCTTGAACAGGTCATCGAGGCAGTACCCGGCTGTGGGCTGCCCGTTTCGCCCGAGCATACTCCCGTCAGGCAGTCGTGTCACCTGCGGCGTATCAGACGTGTGGGGTATGGATTCCTTGGCGACAAGGGCTAGATAACGAAAGGCGTCGGCTGAGTTGCTGGACCAGTCATGTAAGGGGGTGTTGCTGAACTGCTGGACGTGCTCGTGGTACTGGCGTCGGTAGGAGCGTAGGGCGTCAAGCCCCTGGGCGGTGTTGTTGTAGTCAAAGTGGCAGGTCGGCAGGATGAGCCGTACCGCGTCGATGCCGTGCTGGATCGCCATCTTCGGTACGATCCTGATGGGTAGCCGGTCGGAAGGGCCGTAAATGTCGGGCCTTACGGAGCCGGGCGCCGCGAACTGCTCGACCGTGCTGCGCCGGGTGGCCAGGGTTTTGGCCTTGGCGTCGTGCGGGAGCCAGATTTCGTGATAGTCGTACTGTTTGTCGTGCAACATTCCAAGGTAGTGGTCAATGTACCGGCCTGAGGCTTCATAGTGGTCAATGACGGCGATACCCTCTGGTCTGGGCTGCCAGAACCACCATGCGGTGGAGTCGCGGAGCCCCACGTCAGCCGCGACGTGCACCTTTTGCGTGGGCTCGTACAGGGTGCTGTCGTGGATAAGCTGGCCTTTCTGGTCGAGGCGGTTAATCATGTCCGCATAGAATGTACCGGCTAAGGCTGCGTCGAATGAGCACTCCATTTCCTGCTCATACTGCGCCTCGGTCATGGTGTCCCTTAGTCGCTGCAACTCGTCGGCGGGGATTTGTTGGGTTTCACTGGCTTTCGCCATTTTATAGAACCAGTCGTTGGAGTTTTCGGCCATGATCTTGTATTTGTGGAATTGGTTGCGCCCTTTCGCCGTGCCGATCAGGACCAGGAACCCGTTACGGTCAGCCAGACAGGGCAGCACCACTTCCCCCATGAGCGACGGCTTCATATCGCCGAATTCATCAAGAATTAAGCCGTCAAAGTAGAGTCCCCTGAGCGCATCCGGGTTATCGGCGCCGTAAAGCGTCACCCACGCCCCGTTCGGGAGCTTGATCCGCAGCTCTGACTCTCTCGGTGACTCGGTGCGTATGCCTTCGGTCATGTTCTTGAGGTAAACCCACGCGATTTCCTTCGCCTGTTGCCTGAAAGGCGCGACGTAACCGTACCGGGCGTCGGATTTGGCGGTGTGCAGGGCTCTGACGACCAGATCACCAATGCACGCGACCGTCTTACCGAGGCGCCGGTGGCAAACCATGAGGGCGTTGCGCTGGTGCCGCTGGTGAAACTGGACAAACTGCGGGCGGGGGGAGTATTGGAACTCAACCGGCATCGTGTTCGACCGTGACGGGTGTGTGTTCTGGCGTTATGTCGAGCGGGCCGGGCGCCAATGACGGGTGCAGCGCCAGCGTCAGGGACAGACCCCCACCTTTGGGCGTCTGGATGGGCGCGGGGCTGGCCTTCATCATCAGCGAATAGAACTGTGTGGGGTTTTCCTCAGCCCAAGTCAGGAGGTGGTCCTCGCCGCCCAGGCGCTCGAAGGTGTTAGCCAGCGATTCATGGAACGGTGACTGTGCCGCCATCTTCTCTCGCAAGGCCACCTGTCGTTCCTGTAGGCGGTTGGTCGGTAGGTTGGGGTCTTGAGGCATTTGGTCTGGCCTTGAGGGCTGTGGCCACAATGTAACCGTAAATAGGTTGCGGGTTCCAGCCTACAGGCTGAAAAATTACAAAAAATTTTCTAGGCTGCCAACCTTACAGGCTTGCAAATTTCAGGAAAAATTTGTTGATGTGACTCCGTACCAGTAAACGTGTCCAGTTCAAACCGACGCCGGGGGTGGTCGTCACCCGGAGCCTGACAGCCTGAAAGCCTGGTAGCCGCGCACCTGCTGGCCTTGCCCCCTCAACCATCCAACCTACCAACCTATCGCGCTACTACCTACCAGCCTGGCACACTAGCGACCATCACCATACCATCACATGGTTGCATGATCGGCGACGCTGTAATGGATGTGCGCCTAACGTAGATTATGTTAAATAAAGAAGGTGCACGTTTCTGGTAGTTTGGAT